AAAGCATATACTCCCTCACCCCTTTTTACAAAATTCCCCAAGTGGAAATTTCAAAACAGAATGAAAGAGCATTTGCATTTTCAAATATTTTCATTTTTAAAATCACTATATCATTTCTATTTAATATCACTCCTTTATATTTCTATAATTATTATATCACAATTTATAAAAATGTCAAGGAAAAACTTTCTAAAATTATTTAAAAATAATTTAAAAAATCTCTTGACAAACATTTTACAAAATGGTATACTAGTATCATAAAGATAGGAACAAAACCTATCTTTAAAAATAAAATAAAAAATATTTTAACAAAACACTTGACAAGCATTTCAAGAAATGCTATAATGGTATCAGTTAAAAGAAAGAGGTAAAGAATATGATTATTAATAATCAATATGTTATGACTATGCAATCAGGAATGAACATGAAAGATAAATTGGTAAAACTTGCTAAAAGCCAAGGTTTTACAGATAGAAACACATGTATTTTTGTAGGAAAAGCAAACTTAGAAGAAAAAGGGTTACACTCTTATATAGAGGGAACAAAAGAAGTCTTGAACGTTGAAGATTTTGAAGAATTCTCAGATTATTCAGGGCACGAATATGTTGGATATTGTGGAAATGAAAATGTGTATTTGTATAAATAGGAGGACTAACATGATAGCAAAATTTCAGATTATTCTTGAGGGTGGTCACCCTCTTAAGATACAATGTATAGATAAATTTTCAGATGATAAGCTGGAAACTGAAAAAAGATTATATAGAAATCGTGGATATAAAGAAATCCATGATAACTATTTCAAAAATGATAAGTTAAATAATCTTATTATTTTTGAAAATGTAAAAGAACTTAAATTTTCAAAATACAAACATTATTGCTTAAAATCAGCTTACGAGCGTTATATACAAGGGAGAGAGGGTTATTAAATGGCTTCTAGTGCGATTTTTCCATATCAAATTGAAAAGGCTACGAAAGTAGTTAAACGGTATTATTTTGACGGTTTTCCTGTTATTTCAAAAGATTATGCCTTTAATCGTTTAAAGCATATTATGGATGATATAGAGGGATTTGAACCTCATCACTATGATTTGTATGACGTTGAAGAACACTTTCAAAAAGACGGTTCAAGGGTTTATAAGGGTTATTTAGAGGTTTCCTATTTATCAATAGAAAGGGAATTATATAATTTTAGGTATTAACATGAAAAAACTAAACAAAAAAGGTCGCTTCTTCTTTTGGTGGTTCGTCATTTCAACTACTCTTTCAATCATTTACCTGATTGTCTTAACTTGCTTGTCTCTTTACATTGTCAAGCAACATGAACAGCTACAAGAACAGAAAGACAAGATAGTTAAACTACGACGTGAAAACGATAGCCAGACGGCATCCATTTTGCGCCTAGTAACACAATTAGAGAAAAACGGGGGATAACACCATGAGCGAACAAACACGCTTAGAAGACCAAGAAAAGCGCTTACAATATGAAACAGAATTGAAACTATTATCAGATAGCTTATTGTCTCTATCTGCTAAAAGTGTAAGGGGTTTGATAACTATTGATGAAATTATCTTGCACTCATTTGAACGTTATCTAGTAGCGCTTTCACAATTTGTAAAAGCTTATCCAGACGGACTAGAAAAATCCCGTATGGTTCAAAATCTTATCAATCTACATCAGTCTTTTTCATTTTCTGGTTATGAGAAGCATATTAGCAACCAAAAACAACTAGAAAACCACTACTTACAGAAATACAATGAATTTAATTCAGTTTTATCTGCTCTTTGCTCTCTTGCTCTTGACAATCCTGATGATGACGCTTATAAAATTATATCAGATTATAAAAATAGCTAGTAGGAAATCCTACTAGCTATTTTTTATATTACAGTGATAAGTCCGTCTGGTTGGATGGTAAAGCTTGGTTTGTCAACCATAACCCCGTTTTCATCCATGAAATACCATCCATCTTTATATTTAATGAATTGATTTGAAACCATGTCGCCGTTTTCATTGGTTAAATAATACCACTCGTTTTTATACTTGACCCATCCAGTAACCATTTTACCGTCATTGTCAAGATAATACCATTTATTATCTACCAGCACCCAGCCAGTACACATTTTACCTCTGTTGTCAAAATAATACCAATTATCTTTATATTTGAACCATTGTGATGTAAGGATATACCCTTTAAGGTCAAAATAGTACCACTCATTAGCAATATTTTCCCATTTGTTAAAAGGAAACCCACCGTTTGCACGTAAGAACCACCACCCCTTGCTATCTTTCTGCCATCTGCCAGCAGGTTTTTGCTTGTCTTCATCATCATCTAACAAGACTATATTTTTATCGTATGGGTTGCTGGAATATTGCCACCATCGGATTTCGTCCATAGATGGGAAATACTCAAAATCAGCATTCCCATCATTTAACCCATATCCAGCAATCCATAGGCTATTAGGGAACTTAGCTAAAATTTGCTGGTAGTCCACGTTAGCAAGGGTAAACGGTTTATAACTATAATAAATAGGGTTATATCCAGCATCGGCAAGAATTTGCATGAACTTGATACAGGCATCTGTATTCGCTTGCATATCGTCGCTTGCGTGGTCTTCGTAGTCTAACACAAGATAAGGAACAGTAACAGGAACATTTTCAAGGAAATATCTTGCTTCTCTTTCTGCTTCTTCGCTATCGCCACCAAACCAAGCGAAATGGTAGAACCCTACAGGGTTTGACTGCTCAACTTGAGCAGACAAACACGGGTTAATATATGAGGTACTTTCTGAAATTTTGATGATGGTATTTTGCGTACCCATTTCTTCTAAAATCCCTGAAATGTCGTAACCGTTATGACTTGATACATCTATGAATAAATCATTCTTTTTCATTGTTTTTTGCTCCTTTAAACGCTTCCATCAACTCTTTACCGCTGTCAAGTTGTGCCGTGTATTTTTGCAGTTCTGACTGGACTCTGGCGGTCATAAATTTAGGAATATAAACGCCCATAACAGCAAGATTTTCAAGGATTGACAATACATAGTATAGATTAATGATAGCTAGTAGCACTTGCCCCAACACCATAGCGTTTACATAGGTTAAGAATACCGCTACAAAGTAGTAAAAAATAAAAGTAAGTGTATGTTTGATAACACCTTTTAGACCCGTCCAGCTATCGGAAACTTGCCATTTCCAAGCCTTTAGAAACCCCGTTAAAAAGTCAAAAAGGATAAGACCAAAGAGAATTGCAACATAGTCGCTTTTTGCGACATTCAACATAATATTATATAACATGATTGATTACCTCAAGAAATTTATTTTTAGTCTCTAAATCTTCATAAATAAACATATTACGGAGATAAAGCCGTTTTAGATTTTTGGCTAGTTCGCTAGCCTTATTTAAGTAAGTGAAACCGTCTTCCACTTGTTCCACTTCCAAGCAAAATGCTGTTAAGTTTTTATCAAAGCCTTTAGCGATGTACACCATATTGTCTATATAGTAGCCCGTCAAGAAAGTTCCGCCACAATAAAAGCTATAAAGGCGAGATTTTAACCCTTTTATTTTAGCTATATTTTTATCGTTCTTAATCTGAAACTCGTTATTGGCTACGCTGTCATGGATGCTTGACTTACTTAATAACTTGTAAAATCCGCTTTCTTTTTCCTCGTCGCTCTCAAATGCTGAGTGCGGGGGAAATTCAATCAAGCTGGCATACTGTTTCAGATTGTGGAAACGTTTGCCTTTATCATCGTAGAATTTAAAGAAAGCAAAATAGGGGTTATTAAAGTTACTAGCATTAGATAGCAAGTAAGCATGGCATCCATCACGACGACGAAACACCGAGAAGATAAAGTTTAGAAGTGCTTCCACTTCGTTATCAAGATACCTCTTTTTACTGGTAACATCGATGAGAACCTCATCATATAAGATAGACATAACCTCATCATATTCAGACCCTTTCAAGTCTACCCATGTTGAAAGGCTCTTGAGATAGCAAACGATTTTTCCGTTCAAGATAATCTTTGTAGATGATAAAACCAAGGTGTTCTCTTCCTGTTCCATATTATCTGCCCTAAAGATAATTTTAGTATGGATTTTACTAGCATCACTATCTATAACCTCAAAATTTGTAAATACTTGTTTCAAAAGTTCCGTTGTGAAAAACTTGTCTTTGTCTATTCTGTCAAGCTCCGACTTGTTCCGCCTTAAATAGATGAACTGCTCACCTTTTTCAATGAACCTTTTAAACAGGTATTTTTTCATTCCAAAGGTTTTTCCGATACCTCGCCCACCTATCACAAAATTAAGATATTGATTATAGCTTAACATTTTTTGCGGATTGTACCATTTTTCCTGTTCGATATAAAATCACCCTTTCTATTTTTATTATATCATACTTTTAAAAGTTTGGGTTATTCTTCTTAATATCAAACATAATTTTATCTTCCTTGACCGCTTCATAGTTCCAGACCCTCACACCTGATTGAAAAATAGCCATGATAGCGTTGATATGACTTTGATTTGCTCTTAGGCTTCCAAGGTTCAAATTAATCATCTTGATATAGTTAAACCGTTTTCGGTGTTTCAAAATATTCATCACATTATTAGAAAATACATTTACTAAAACACCGTAGCATTTTATATATTCGTTTGCACGTGCCAAAATTTCCTTTTGAGCAATGGAAACTTTCCAATAAACATCAGTCATTTTATTTCCAGCTTGAAAACTCAAATCATTCCCTATTTGCTGTACACTGATAGGCTGGTTCTGCAAGTCACTCATGCTTGCATTGTAAGCCCTGATAGATTGGTCTAACCCAATTTTAGCTTGCATATTGGCGAGGGCGTTTGATTGATTGTTTAAGGCGTTACTAGTTTCAGTAAATCCTTGTTGTGCCACTTTGTTATTATATTCACGATTTGCGTTAAATACTCCTACTCCAGTCTTTGCAAGCCCACCAACTGCGCCTCCGAAATTACCTGTAAATAGGTTAGTTCCAGCTTCCATCAAGCCACTGATACCAGCAGACCATTGGGCAATATTGGCGCTATCAACTGCGTATTGAGCGTTATAGGTAGCGACTGCATTTGCTTGAGCCACCTTTTTATTAGAAAGGTCAATGTTTTGTTTCAACATTTCCCGATTTTCTTTAAAAGCAAGCTGAGTATGCTCCATTTGATTTTTATGCGTTTGGATGTAAGAAGCTTCCGAGTCATTTAGAATAGCTAGGTTCTTTCCTGTCACGTCATTAAAACCATATTTGAAATGCTCTGGGTTATGTCTTGCCCAGGTTTGATTTTCAATAGTATGTATATCTAACCCTCCGTATTCTGGATTGTTGGCGTTGTTATACTCAAGGAAATTAACATGCGCTTGGTTTGCATCACCCAAAGAACCACTGACAATAACCTTGTATTTTCGTTCAGGGTCAAGGCTTCGGGGTAAATATTGAGGTTGATAAACATACCCATTCCCGTATAAATCGTACAGCTCAATTTCTGTAAATTCGCTGTTGAGTAGTTGCATTTCAGCTATTAGGTCATCTTTACCCATATATGAGCGCAACCCCTCTTGTATCTGATTGTAAGCGATTTCAAGGAGGTTGGGAACTTCAAAGCTAGAGACTTCATAATTAAAGAACCCGTAAACCTCTATCAGCATGGCTTCTACGTCAAAGGCTTGACGAGAGTAAGTGCCATTTCCGAGGTCTTGCCCTCCTGTGTCACCTGTGACATTGCCAACCGTACCACCAGCGACAACTTCAGGAGGATAGATAATGCTTTCAATATTATCAACTGTATCTATACCTGTTCTTTCAGTTGTATAGTGCGACCATGCATAGTTTTGTTCTATGACATCATAGCTAGAACCGTTGACCGCTGAGATAACGGCTGTATGCCCCCAGATATTCGTGCTAGTTGGCTTATAATTGACAATACAGCCTTCTCTTAAATCACTAAAAGAGGGATCAAAGAGGACTTTCCAACCTACACTAGACCAGTCATAGTCTCCGCCGATATTCGATGCAGACATACCCCGTTGCGTATCGCTTCCGCTGGCTTGTCTGCCGTTTCCGTTCGGGTTTGGGGTATTGATACCACCCCCAAGGTTACACCCTCCGAGCATTTCCGAATAGAGAGCCACCAACCCGTAGCACTCACCCGAGCCTATGGTAGTGCCTACCTTTGATTTTATAGCGTTTAGCGCCTTGAGGGTTTCTTTTGCTTCGGTCATGTTTAACCTCCTTTTGTTAATTCATTCTCAATCGTTGAGAGCCAATTTTCAGCCTGTGCGATGCGTTCGCTCTCTTTATAGTCTACACCCTCCCAGTTGTTCATAAAATCACTGGCGTTTGCGCTGGCGCTGGCGCTCGATGATGCTACACGCCTAAAGACTTCGCTTCTACTTTCCGAGTTCATAAAGCTAAATTGTAAGCCAAAATCCCAAACGGACTTCCCTTGTTCTTTAGCATAAGCAATCAAAGCTTCACATCGTGAACCTGTCCACTGTCCAATTCCCAATCCTATCCAGTGCTTGCCATCGCTTCCAAGGTAACCACTTTCATTTAGTGAAATATCGTACAAGCTAGCAAAGGCGCTCCAGCTTCCAATAAGGTTTTCTGCTGTTGGTTCGCTTGCCATCTTGTCGTACTCGTAACCTGTTGCATAATCCGCCTCGTATTTTTTAGCTGTGACATTGCTTTCAGCTGAGAAATTCCCGATTATTCCAGCGATACCCGTTGCCGTTGCATCTGGTACAAGCTTCTTGATTAACCTTGTAACCAGTCTAACCCGATTTTCTTCTGTGGAAATATCGCCATCTGAAACACCTCCACCATAGCCACCAGAAGGGCGATAGGTTCGAGTGTTTTTGCTTCCAATCTCTACAACATCACCGATTAAATCCGTTAAAATCTCAACATAGGTCTTTCCGTCGTCGTGTTTTTGTAAACGGTATCTTATACCGATATTTCTTGACAAATACATATTGACAATCTGGTTCACGGTATTTCCTGAGTTTTGCTTGATACCAAATAAATGTTTGTAAAGGTTTTCAAACTGGAAAGCTGGGTATTTATTGCCGTTGAAAACAAAAGGAAGACTAGACCAGCTTTTGATATTTACAGGGATAAAAAAGTATTTAAAAGACTTCTGCATACCTGAAAAACTCATGTTTTTTGCTAGCGGTGTCTTTGTAGTTAGCGAGATTGTGGGCTTAGCAACGACTACAAGCCACTCAATTTCAATGCCCACTTCACCAGCAGAAACAGCGTACTTAGTACCTACTGAAAAGCCTTGCTGACCGTCCTTGATGCTTCCTAAATCGTTTGGAAGGGTTTCTTGCTCCACTTGCCCGATGATGCGGTTTTCTTTCAGTTCATGCTGATAGGTATTCCAAACATCCACCTCATAAATAATGCGTGTCGCTCCCTCGTTTAAATAAACGCAATCAAACACAAAGGCGTAGTAGGTGCGCCCGTTGTTGATAAAGCGCATATAAGTCACGTTCTCATACTTTTCAACTCGTCCAGAAACCACGATAGACCCGTTTCTCTGGATATACTGAAATTCATTGTACTGATACACCAATTCTATATGCTTGTTTTCCTCAGTAAAAAACGCTTCCATGGCTTCCTTGCTCTCAAAATTAATGACGTTTGCATAGTCATTTTTAAAAGGGCTTTTAGCATACAGCCAAATTTTAGTGCTTTCTTTCATTGTTACTCCTTTCAAAATAGGAGGGCGAAAACCCTCCCTTAATCTTGCCCTATCTTATTTTGCCCTAACCATTTGCCACCTTGTCGGACTTTATGGGGTGCGCTTCCCTCTTTGCCTACAAGCGTTTGAACTTGCTCGCTCTTATCTTGCCAATTTGAGATACGGCGTTTGAAAAACCCACTAGGGCGGTTCAAGGTTTTAAAGATACCAGCTTTACGGATAGCCCAAGGCTTGAAACTTCTTTTATTCGTGTTATATAAGAAAACTCCAACAAAAAAGTTATTGTTTGGGTACTCTCCGTTGGGGTAAGTAACGCTGATATTTAAGGCGCTGGCGCTTGAGCGTTCTTCTGGTGCAATAGTAACAGTAAACTCTTGTGAACTTTCTTCATTTTTAATGACTTCATCGGTAGTATAACCGCTAAAAGACCAGATAGACCGTCCGTTGACCTTAATATCATAGTCTACCCGATACCCAGCGTTAGAGCTAACACGCTTAGACCACCAAAATAGAGCTTTTACCCTGATTTTAGCTGTGATAGAGTTGTCTGGGTTGGTTACTTCTTCAAGGACTTCAACTGACTCACCCCAAAAACGCATAGAAGCCCAGATAGAAGGGTCATCGTGTCCGTATTGGATGTAAGTAGTGTTTCCATTGGTCATATAACCATAATCGGTATCTGATTTTGAGAAGCGCCAAGCGTTTGCATAGGCTTGAGTCCAAGCTGGAACACCCGTACCAAAATATTCAATATTGGCATTGGTTGACGTTGCAAATTTTAGCTGTAATGGCATAACTAGATACCTCCAGCAAGGTCATTTTCAGATTGTCCGCTATTTGTACGGATAAAGCTGTTTCCGTCTGGCGTGCCACCAAAAATATTAATGTTACCGGTTGCAAGGTTGCGACCTTCTTTAAACCCACCAGTCAACCCACCAGACCAAGCGCCTGAGGTTGTAAGATTATTAATGATTTCTTGTAAAGCATGGTTAGCTTCATCACCTTTTTCTTTCAAAGTTTGAATTTCCTGTCTGAGCTGGTTATTTTCACGCGTGATACGGTCATTTAACTCTTTAACTTTTTCATTAATCTTGTTATCAAGTTTATTGATTTCAGCTATAACCTTGTTGTCTAGCTGAGTGATGCGCTCATTAAGACCAGCCACTTCCCTATCAATACGCTGGTTCACCTTATTGATTTCATTGTCAATGTAAGGCTTGATAATTTTATTATAGTAAATATCAGCCTTCTTATTGAACCAGTCATCCGCTTCCTTGCTCTCCATGTAGCGACGAATTAAGAGGGGTACTAGATACTCCAATAACTCTGTGAGGGCGTTTTTGTAGTCCTCAAATTCGCTTTCTAAAGCCACAAAATCATCAAGAAGCTGTTTAAAGGCTCGTTGTAGCCATGCTAGAAGCTCATAGATAGAGTTAGCGTTATCAAAGCTAGTAGGGATAGAGGGGATAAGACCCCATCGTTCTACCCAGTAACTAGAATAGCGCCCTCGATAATTCCTGAAAAAATCGTCGTGAAATTCTTCTGGGGTCATGTGTTATCTCCTTTAATATTATTGTGGTGGGCGTGACGGGTAAGGCATTGGCTTAATTGGGTCTTCAACAGTGATTTCAGGGTCTTCTCCTTCTTCACCTGTAAACGCTAATTGCAAGCCTTTCAAATACCCAGTATGGAACAATTTGAAATACAAGGTAGCATTTTCTCCCAACACATCAGAACCCTTGATTTTCATTTTTAGCTTGCCATCTTTTTTATAAATTTTGATAGATACACCAGCAAAGCTCAGCTCTTTTTCACCTCGTACCGCGTAGGTAATTAAAGGTGCACCTGTGTCAGTATCTAGTGAGATTTCAAGGAAATTGCGTTCATTGTCGGTAAACATATCCACTTCATGTGCTTCTAGGTCAAAAACCCGTGTATTTGTACCCGTTTCATATTTAACGCTACCTAGAACAGTAGTAGAAACTCCGAACCCATTTGAACTTGGAACACCCTCAGGCACATGACCGAGTTTACCTAGTTCTGTTGTAACTGTTGAGTTTACAAATTCTTTAACTTTCTCGTCATGGATAGTAAGGGAGTCTGTTTCTTTTGTAACCGTTACCAACTCCCCACTCGTGATTGGAAATTTGGTAAGGTCTTGGCTGAGTGTTGAGGACTTCTCTTGGTTTGGCGCTGTTCCTGTTGTTGTGTGTGCAATAGAAATATAAGGCACGCTAGAAACAAGGTTATTGATTTTATCCTTGTCAGCGTTCAAAATCAAGTCTGTATCTCCGTTTTTGTCCTGAGACAAGTCAGCAAGGCTTTCCTTACCCTTGATTGTCAAGGATTGCAACCCTTGATGACGTTGAAATTTAATCAATGAGTGGATGCCACGGACAATTTTAGTAGTTTTTGCCATTTATTTTACCTCTTTTTCTGTATTGATTTTAATTGAATTTGGGTATAGTTTTTTAAGCTCTAAAAAATATCCCAAAACTGCTAGAAGGTTACTAAACAAGAATTGTTTAGCTACCCTTTGTTTATCAATGACAATAAGAGTATAACCATACTCTTTTTTATAGTCACTTACCAATTTACTAAAAAATAGTTGGATAATATCTAAAACAGTTGAAACACGAGCGCAAGACTGGTCTGTGTCGTCTCCATGTCCTGTAACCTCAATAGTTACATTCTTTCTTGTTTCAGAAAAATTAATCATTATCATAGATGCTCATGCCCTCTTTCCGCTGTCATAATCGTTCGTGGTACTCCCTTATTATCATTGCTTACATTGGTTTTAAAGGAAGACCAATCAGCAAGTAAGTTCTGTCCAGCAATTAAAATCCTATTTTCTTTTAATTGCTGGATGCTCATTTGATAGTTAGGTGTCACAATAACGCCATTATCCCAATGAGTTAGCTCATTTACAAGAGGAGTACGTGAAAAGTAATTGTTATCATCAATCACTCTCCCAAAGCCTTTCAGCTTGCTCTTACTGGTTAGATTTTCATAGCTATAATAGCTACCTACAATCTTAAAGCGAATATGTGAAAGCGCTTTTAGTGAGATTGGGCGCTTGAAAGTCTTACGAATAGACCAGATAGCGCCGTCTTCCAAGCTCTCAAAATGGTAAGAGATTGGTTTTAACTTGAGCCACAACTTAGATAAATTGCCTAGTCGCTTACTTGTTACATGGATATAATAGATGTCTTCTGGGTCAAACTCAAAACCCTGAAAGTTGAAAAGGGTGAGTTCTTCCAGCATACTATCATATTTTAGTATTTTAGCGCTTGATAAGTCTTTCATCTTCTCTCCTTTCTAAAACACCTGTAAGAATAGCTTGTCGCAGATGTTGAAAATCTGGTATTGGATGTCCACCAATTCAGCGTTATTCTGCAAGCGCTCGGCTAAACTAGAGCCACTCCAGCCTGATACATTGCTCTTGGTGTCCGCCTCGTTTTTCTGGTGATTTTCCACCAGATTATCAGCATATTCAATCGTGCCATACTTAGGAGTGAAAAGGATTTCTTTGCGTTCCTGTGGGCTGGTGTTTGCGATTTGCAAGGCTTGCCCGTTTCCCGTCTGATTTCCTATCGTATCAATGTTCATTGACTGGTTTAAATCATTGATAGACTTGTTTCTAATTTCAGCTAGATATTTAAACAAGTTGAAACACTCATTATTTAAAGTTTCTTCAAGAGCAATCTGGAAACGTGCGAAAGTCTCCAAACCGATTTCACGGTTATAAAAGTGCTTGCAAAATTCTTTCTTGAACTCATCTGAAACACCATTTACTAGATGCATATCCTTGAAAAGCTCGTTATAAGTTGCATCTATAATTGTGTTATAATGCAGAAAGTCGCCGTTTTCATCAAGTGCTAACCCATCCAGTAAACCCGTTACGGGATTTCTATACCTTGATTTTAGAAATGTTGCGATGGTTGCGGTCGTGTTAGTCTGGGTCAATGATTGTGCCCTCCTGTTCTGCTAAATCAAGCGCAACCTTATCCAAATTGAATTGCTGGATGGTTTCCGCTGGCTTGACTGAAATATCTAAACCGTAGCATTTATTGATAAGGTCAACCGCTTTCCGTCTTGACTTCCAGCCTACTTCAATGTTAGCTGAGATAACACCATTATTTGAAATAGCTTCAGATACCACGAGGCGCTCCTTTTTGTCGATGGGGTTGTTATTGATACCGATAAATGTTAGTAATTGGTTCATCACCCTGAGTTTTTCATCGTGTAACTTATCCAACAAGAAGGGAGCATCCGTCCGAAAGACTTGGATATAATCTGAAAGCTGTTTAAAACTGTCTTGACCGTCTTTGTCTTTCTGTTTGTTCAAATAAACAACTGGCTCAAAATTTGCAATCTTGTTAAAAACGTTCTTCATGGATAACACGTTCTGATTATCTACAAAGATGAAATAAGGTGTGATTTGTGCATTTCTGTTTAGCTGTATTGTCAGCTCAATATCAGCCAATTTCTCACAAAATAAGCCTAGGTATTCGATATAAGGCTGATAAAAATTGTTATTAGGGATAACGATACAAGGGTTCTTAATTGCTCTTGTATCGTCCTTACGCAATTCTTCAATCACCTTAAAATCATTTTTAGTATAAACTATTTCCATATCTTTGAAATAGGATGCACTAGAAGCGTTGACTGGCTTGTAAGTCAATGGTTGGTCATAATGGTTCAAGCGTTCGCCACGTGTTCCACTTTGTACCACGTACCCTATCATATCGTCATGGAAAAATGCTACGTGTCCATTTTCAAGTAGTTTTCTTTCCACGAAAAGCTCGTCAATATCATTCGGCAAGTTCTCCCATGTGAAATAGTTTACAATGATATTATAAAAATATTTAAAATAAAAATCAAAGAAAGCCTGTCTATTTCTCTCCACGGTTTCCTTGTTCATCTCAATTTTTCCTAAATACTTTTGAAAATTTTTTAGGCTCATTGTTCCTCCTTTCTATAATAAGAAAGGCGGGCTTTTGCCCGCCGTTGCTACTTGCTAGGCTTCTTCCGTAAACCAGAAGTGGATATTTTCGAAAAGAGACAAGCTAGTCAAGTAGTGATGGTGATAAAAGTAATTATAAGTAAGGTTACGAGGGTTGCGGATGGCTTCCATATGCAAAAGCTTGTCTTTGTTGATGATAGACTTAGCGGAAATCAAGAAAGCAACTGGTTTGCGTCCATTGTTTGCGCCCTCGCCTGTGAACTTCTCAAAGTCATCAACTACGATAGTTCGAGCGAGTACGCTTGCTTTGTCCATGTTGAAAGCGTTAGCTAAAAGCATGTCCAAATGAGTGGAGAACTCTGCTGAGATAACAAGGTACTGGTCTTCAATCGGTGTCATATTTGGTACACCAACTGGGTTGTTGAAAGTCGTACGGCTTGGGATTGTGAAACGCTTAGACAAGTTGATAAGCGACTGGTTAAAGTCTACGACAAAATCGCTCTTTGTCTCGTCAATCTTAGTCCCTGCGACTGTAATTTTCTTGTTAATCCCCTTAAGGTCAGTATAACTAACCTCCGCAAGAGATTTTTCAAGAACTCCCTTGATAGCTTGGTACTCGTCCAGCGTATCAGATGAAAGAAGGGATGTAAACATTTTATCGATGAACTCGTCAAATGCCATGTCAGAAACAAAGGCTTTTTGAATCCATGCGCGCTCAAAAGTGCGCTCATAGAAATTCTCATTGTTCAAAGTATGGTAAAATACTTCAATGTCTGTGTCCGCAAACTTAAACGGCGAAACATCTGATTTTGAGTTATACTTTTGCTTCTCGGCTGGATGCACGTAGATTTCTTGCAAGGTGTCGCCAAACTCAAAGGTTTCAGATTTGAAAATGGCAAGAGGGTTTTCATAAGAAAGCGCCTTGATAACAGTTGACCCAATACGATTTACAAGATGACTGAAAAACTCGTTTGCATGTTTTTCAAAGTCTTGATAAGGTACAGTAGCATGGTTAATGCGTGCACCCTCAAGTACTGGAATGTCTGCCTGATAGTCCGCTGTCGCTCGGGTGCGTATTGAGTTCAAAAGGTCGATGTTAGTGATGTTCTTACCACTCATGTTTGATAGATATGAGGTAATTTTGTTTCCCATGTTTATTCTCCTTCCTCAACTACGTTTTCGTGGTCGATGTTCATTTCTACCCCCTCAACTTCGCTGGCTGGGTCTTGGGCTGGGTAGTTCGGTACTTCTTGGGCTGGTGTGTCAGCCGGCATCGTTGCGGGTGGTGTCACTTCTGCGACGGTTTCTGGTTCATCCTTTAATGCGTCAAGGGCATTGTTAGGATACCAATTAACAGATTTTGAAAATTGTTTCATTTTGTTTTCCTTTCTTTTAAACAATTTCATTAATGGCTGAGACTACGCTCATATCTTCTTGAGCTTGTTTCATAATCTCGTCTTGACGACCTAAACGGCGATATAGCTCGTTATTTGCAGAACGTAACTCACCATTTTTCTGGTTCAAGCGCTCCACGTCTTCATTTAAGACTGAAATAGATAAATCAACTTCCCCGACAAATATCTTAATATCCATCAAGTCAGCTGTCAAGCTTTCAATTTCTTCATCGTTACCGATTTTTGAAACTGCATTGTTTAGAATTTCTAAACATTCCTGTGAGGTCATGTTTGACCCTCCTTTCATTTTAAGAAAAGTATACCATACTTGACAAAATAAATCAAGTATGATATAATGATTTTGTAAGGCTTTTCAAAAACTATCTAGTGCCGGGTAGATGGTTACACCTCAAGGGGTGCTATCCGTCACGGGTCATTCTAACCAACTGACTTTTTAGATTTTGAAAAACGCTTTATAATTGGCGCTTTCCGTTATGGAAGGCGCTTTTTATTTTGCAAACAATACAGCAAATGGGTTGACTGGTTGCACTTCCTCAAGGGTTGCTGTGTCTTCCATCATCAAGGCATTAAGTCGGAAAAAGTCGTTTCCATTGTCTCCGCCCTCTACGAACATGATGGCGACGTGTACTGGAATTTCTGTTTTATAGTTTGGTGTTTTCTTGACTGTGATTTCACCTGTTTCTTGGTTCACATCTTCATAAGATACCCCAAAGTTCACTTCTTCAAACTCTGTTTCGCTTGTGAAAATTTTCACGTTTTCAGTCGCCTTTACGACAAAGTGTGGCTTAGATTCAGGGTCTTTCTCTTTATCTGGCGTATAGAGTTGCAAACCAAAATCAGAAAGTTTCTTGCTATCTTCTTCGGTCGCTGGCACAAGATAGATAGTCTTTGTAGGTTTCTTCTGCTTATACTTTCCATCAGATTTATTTGATGTAGCTGTGATTGTAGCTTGTGCTACAACTGTATCAAAATTTTCATTTTTTTGTTGTTTTTTAGCCATTTTGTTTTTTCTCCGTTGATTTTAAAAATTTTAAAGGTTGGATAATAGTTTTAACATTATCTAAATCATTTAAACGATTTTTAGATTTTTCAAAACTATCATATAGTGCATTAGATGAAATAGAGTAAATTTTATTTTCATCTAAATAGTTACACATGTTGTAAAAAGCATTGATAGAAATTTTATCAAATTCTTTTGAAATAAACTGATAAAATTTCATAATGTAATCGAAATCTTCATAGGCATAATTAGCCTTTAAAAATGATTTTAGAAAAATGGTATTTTTTGGAAGGTTGCTTGACTTTTGGAAATAATAGCCTTTCTTATTCTTGACCTGTTGAGTTCGTAGCAACTTTTTGCAAAAATCGCAATAAATACCCAAGATAAAAGAGTCATACCAAATAGTCGGTTTCTCTGATTTTGAAAGTGGTTTCATAAATGAGAGTGCCCCCTTTGATTTGTTTGCTGGCTCGTTTGCCATCAAAAGTTGCGCCAATGACAAAGTTATCAAAGTTTATTTTTTCCTTTATCTCCGGTGTCATACCAGCGCCCTTAACGTCGAGGTGAGTTGACCCGTCTTCTTGTATGAGTTCTTCTATATAGAGCTTTGAGCGTAAATATTTTGCCTTTACAGCTCTACCCTCATGCGCCCATTTCCCGAACTCTGAGGGGTCAATATCAAGGACAAGACTATCCGAATGGAACAAGTGCAAGCTGTCGGTGTCTGCATACAAGAAATTATCATAATTTTCTTGTGCGTTTGAGATAATGAAATGGCGAGCTATTGAGGTTACGAATAGTGCCACTGGTGCATAAACAGGTTGTACTTCTTCTTCATCGTCATTCTTAAAGCGTAAAATACCCTTATCATCTAAGCTTGCTATTTTCTTTACAGAAACAATTTTAGCTCCAAATTTACCGTAAAGAGAATTGAGCATAATCTTAGCTTTTTGCTTTTCTGCTGGGCTTTGTGCGTTTTCTTTCTTAAACCGATAAGTGGTTATATAATCATCAAATAACCCTTTTTCAGTTTGAAACTCAAGCGTTTCAACATACATGATAGTGCTGTCATAATGATTCAAAAATAAGTCAAGGTCAAAGTTAGTTAAATAAAGGTCAATAACTTCACTTTTTGAGCTTGTCACATAGTCACTAGTACGTACACCAATTCGCAGAGCATCCAGCTTTCTTTTAACTTGTATTGTCGGGAGATAACCCCGTTTTAGGTCAAAATCTGCCTTGATATGGTAGATATAATAGCATCCATCTTTCAACTTCTTAGGCTTTCCTTTGTATCGCTTTGGTAGACCAATCGGGAGGGCATTTTGTAACATTGTAGCTGGATACATACTGTTAATATCATAGATATCTATCAGCTTCTCAAGCGTGCGCCCTTGGGTTTTTGGGTTGGCAAAAGTCCAGCCCCCTCGGTAAGCCTTACGACAAAAGTCGTCTACTTTTTCACCGAGAATTGGGAAAAAATCCCTAAACTTTCGTTTTGAGTTTTTGAAAATCCGTTTAAACTCTGTAAGCGCTTCACTTGCTGAGGTATATTTTGAAAAATTTTCCTCATAATACATAGCATAGATACCACGGGCGAGGATAGCAACGTCCGTATGAATATATTCTATCCATTCGGTCTTAATTTCATCTGGTTTAAAGTTTAGCAAAGGTGTTGTACCTTTAGCAATAGGCATTTTGAAAAGACCAGCCATTGTAGCGATTGAAAAATTCAGAATTTTCAAACTATCTCTAAAAGTCAGCGTAAAATCTGGAAACTCAAGGGTAATCGAATACCAAACACCCATATCATTGATAAAGTAAGTACATTCTATATCATTGTTAAGAAAAAATGATAACAAGAAAGACCCGTCAAATTTGAGATTGTGAAAGAAAATGATATAATCATCCTCACCTGTCTCGGTGTAAGTCTTATCTAGGTCAAGATAGAGAGTTTTTAGAAAATCTTCTATACTAGTATTGACTTTAAAAGTATCTAGCTTCTCATAGTCAATAACTTTCGCAAAGCATGAGAGCCATACTTCCGTTTCCTCCTTGTTTGTGGTTGTTTCAAAGTCTCCAGCATAGTAGCAAGTCACTTTTTAGCTCGTTTCTTTCGTCGGCTCATGTCACTTACAAACTGTTTTGAAAACTTATCCACATTGTCAAGAATTTCACGCGCTAGGCTATCCTGAAACTCAAAGGCTGTGTCTTTACCGTCAGTATTTACGAAAACCATAACGTTATCAAATGAAACCTTGTCAGAAGCCCCACCCGTCAGAAACGCTCCAAAGTTGCTAGCGCTCATTCTACGTATGCGAGAAATCATAGACTTAAAGGCTTTCTCTTGTGCCTTATTTCCAGCTTCTCTAGTGTTGTAATGCATTTCCTCAAGGGCTGAGATATAGCGTTCCTTGGCTTCTCTATCTCGCTGTGACCGATAGTCTTTGACCTCTTTTGCAGAATGAAAACGGTTCAAATTAGACCGCTGAGAGTTGCGAAAGCCTTGGGTTAATTTCTCTACTGAAAACTTATCACCATACCACGCTTTAGCCTTTTTCACGTAATCGCTGGTATAGACATGGTTTCCGTAAACTTGAGTACGCCCCTTGCCTTTAACCTCGTTATAGGCTCGCTCTAGCGCCTTGTCACTCATTCCTGTGAAATCCCAGCGACCTCCTAGAAAGGCTTTTATTTCTGCGTTTGATGCTCCTTGACGTTGTAAGGTTCTTTTCTTCCTTGTTAAATAGTCCCGTTGTACCTTCCTTTGTTTAGGAGTTAAAGCCATTTACTAACCCTCCTTTTCTTCGTCTTGCCTTTCTTCTCCATGTTCGAGAGCGATAGCAAATGGGATTGAAGCTGTAAAAGCTTTATACTCGTAATGTTGCACCTCAATAGCAAGATAATCTTTAAACTTGTTTTTAAGGTAGTTTTCAATGTAAGGCAACTGTCTACGCTGGTTAATTGTGAGTGTTTCAATTTTAACTGAAACTTGTCCATCTTTATTTTTATAAAGCTTAAAGGTAACCTGAGTAACATTGAACCTTACTTTAATAGGTGTATCTTTCAAATTATTTTTCTCCTTTCTTTTTAAATTTGCTTTTTACGTTTAAGAAAATAAACATTGTTTATTTTCTTATTTAAGTCTATCACAATTAAAAGAATTTTACAAGTGATAAACTTAATAAGAAAGTAAATTATTTAAAAGTTTTCTATTTTGTAATCTTCATAATCATAGTTACACATTTCCTCTCTTGTGTAACAACTCTTATTGTAATTATAGATATATGTTTCAATAACATCCTTTGAACTTTCATCTGGTTTAACCATAAATATATGGATAAATCTATCCCCATTTATTAGTTTAAACATAACATGTTCTTTTGTCATTTTAATTCTCCTTGTCAAGTGATAAAAGATTGAATACAATAAATAGATGCATTTTATTTACCCTCTTAATCTACCCAAAATTCATTGTTATCAACGTGTCCAACCATTCTGACACCGTCAATAGGTTTCATTCCTCTGCCCTCAACTAAGATATTATTTTCATTGTCTACCCAAAAATCATAGCCATCAGCGAACTCTTCAAACGGTTGCTCGTCTTTAAATTCAGTTTCCCAAATTCCCATAAGTGTTTCTTTCAAAAGTTCTTCTGTAATCATATTCTTTACCTCTTTCTTTTAACTGATACCATTATAGCATTTCTTGAAATGCTTGTCAAGTGTTTTGTTAAAATATTTTTTATTTTATTTTTAAAGATAGGTTTTGTTCCTATCTTTATGATACTAGTATACCATTTTGTAAAATGTTTGTCAAGAGATTTTTTAAATTATTTTTAAATAATTTTAGAAAGTTTTTCCTTGACATTTTTATAAATTGTGATATAATAATTATAGAAATATAAAGGAGTGATATTAAATAGAAATGATATAGTGATTTTAAAAATGAAAATATTTGAAAATGCAAATGCTCTTTCATTCTGTTTTGAAATTTCCACTTGGGGAATTTTGTAAAAAGGGGTGAGGGAGTATATGCTTT